CTTCTGATGGTGAGTCAGCAAAGGTAGTTAAACAAGTTGAAGATCCAGTTGAAGTGTTGTCTAATTAATGAGTGATATAATTAACAAAGTTCAAATGTATTTAAATCAGGTTTCAAAAGAACCTGTAAAAATATCTGATAAACTTGTTGAAGAGTTTGGTGAGGCATGTAAAAATGCCTTACGCAAACAGTTTACAGAACAACGTAAAACAGGATTTCAACCTAGAATGTCTAATATAGGCAGACCTTTGTGCCAACTACAAATGGAAGCAAAAAATATTAAAGGTGAAGGTCAACCATATAATGCTAAGATGAGAAATACATTTGGGGATTTGATTGAGGCATTAGCAATATTTGTAATGAAATCAGCAGGAGTAAATATAGAAGATGAACAGAAAAGTGTTAGGTATAACTTTGATGGGTCAACACTTGAAGGAAGGTATGATGTTAAGATTGATAAGAAAGTTTGGGATGTTAAGAGTGCGTCACCTTATTCCTTTGAAAAGAAGTTTGGACCATCGGGTGGCTTTGAAGAAGTTATAAAAGAAGATGCGTTTGGTTATGCATCACAAGGATATTTATATAGCGAGAGTGAGAAGGTACCATTTGGTGGATGGATTGTAATTAATAAATCCACAGGAGAATGGCTAACTTGTGAGGCACCACTAGCAGATGATGAATATAAAGCTACAGCAATTAAGAATGCTGAAGATAATATGAAAAGTATTACTGAGAAGAAACCTTTTAAAAGATGTTACTCAGAAATTGAAGAAACATTTAGGACAAAGAAAACAGGTAATAAAATTTTGGGCTTTGTATGTTCATATTGCCCATACAAACTTCCTTGTTGGGGAAGCAAATTGCAACTGTTGCCACAGCAACAATCGCAAGGTAAGAACCCTAAATGGGTTTGGTATACTGAAGTGAATAATCCTAAACAGGATAAGACTTTAGAGAATGATGGGGGATAGTTTTGAGGGGTCTGTTCTCCATCAGTACCAATGATGTTATATTTTGTAATATTTAAAAATAAAAAAGATAAAGAATATAAAATGTTTACAAATATAATATTTAATAATGAAAAGGAAGCAGAAGATTTTGGTAGAAAAAGTATGAAGAGAGGATTTGAACATAAAGTTATAGAATATAATAGTGAAAATTATGAGAGGTATTGGTATAAATGACAAAGGATAAAAAGTTTGATGTGTTAAACTCAATAAAAGTTTTAGTCACTCCATGGGAAAAAGGCTTTACCTGTGGTATAGTAATGGATAGTAAAGCCAAAATGTCTACTGAACAATATGAATTGTGTAGTACGATAGCACGTGGGATGATTAAAATGGCGACATCAGATCCACATACAACTTTCTTGTATGGGTTAAGAGGATTTGCTGACGACAAAAAAAACAACAAAGGTATGCCTATAAATTCTATAGCTGAATTTGATAGAGAAGATAATGTTATAGATTTTATTGAATACTTAAAAAAGAAAAGGGATAAGGAGTTAAACTAATGGCAACACATTTAGTAATAGGGGATCCTCATTGCAACCCCAAAGCAAGCAATGATAGATTTTTGTGGGCAGGTAAAATGGCACGAGATCTAAAACCAACTACCATAGTATGCATGGGTGACTTTGCAAGTATGGATTCTTTGTCAAGCTATGACAAAGGTAAGAAATCTTTTGAAGGTAGAAGATATAAAAAAGATATAGCCCATGCTCATGACGCATTGGAAAAATTTAACAAAGGTCTCAATGGGGGGCGATCAAGAAAGGTCATGTTACTTGGTAATCATGAAGATAGAATAGATAGGATAGTAGATGAAACTCCAGAACTTGATGGAACAATTAGTACAAAAGACCTTAACTTTAAAGAGTATGGTTGGGAAGTTATTCCATATCAAGAACCTATATCTATCAATGGTGTACATTATTGTCACAATTATCCTACTGGTATTATGGGTAAGCCTATTAGTGGGGACAACATTGCACGTGCTCTCTTACTAAAGAATAAAGTATCTTCAACTGTAGGACATTGTCATTTGTTTGACTATTCAATGTGTACAATTCCTTCAGGTAGAAAAGTTATAGGGTTATCTGCTGGGTGTTATCTGCATCATAAAGAAAGCTATGCTAGAAATACACAACGTATGTGGTGGAGTGGTCTTATAGTTAAACGTAATGTTCGCAATGGTGAATATGATTTAGAAACTGTTGAGTATAATGCTGTTAGGAGAAAATATGGAAAACGATAATGTCCATTCTCCTGCCCACTATAAGTATGGTAAAAAGGAAACTATAGAAGTCATAAGAGATTGCATGACAGAGGATGAGTATCATGGGTATCTTAAAGGTAATGTGTTAAAGTATGTAGCAAGATATAAGTTCAAAGGAGAACCATTGGAAGATTTACAAAAAGCTAATTGGTATTTAAATAGATTAATAAAGGAGGTCAGTAATGGGACAAGTTAAACAAGCAATGATAGAAGTAGAAGATTTAGTCTGTGGATGTTTACAACAAGGCAGAACTCTCAATCAAACTATCAGAGATTTAAAAGAAATCTATGATAATAATGGAAGTAATCCATATTTATCTGATGAAGATTTAATAGAGGATAAATATTATCAATTTAAAGGTCAATAATACAGGAGGAAAGATGACTAATAATGCGAAACAAAAGACGACACAAACAAACCCAAGAACATACTTGATAAATTCTGTACAACTTACAGACATTATGAAGTACTTAATGAGTAGACCATATGGTGAAGTTGTTAAACTAATGAATATGCTTGCTACACTAAATCAATTAGATCCTAGTATAGGTGCAGATTTTGTAAAGAAACAAACCGATGGAGTCTCTGATGGAAAAAAATAATATATCAAAACATACAGGATTATTGTTTGAATTGAAGATTGGATTAAATAAGGAGAACTCTATTGTAATAGATTATGGTGGAAAACCTGTAGGTAAAATTAGAGAAGCTTTAAAGGATTTTAAATATCAAGCTAATCTATGTGCTGCTATTATCAATCATGCTAATAGTGTTGGTAAGAAGTTAGAAGATGATATTAAAAAGTTAATTCAAAATGTATAAACCATTACCTGATGGATTAACAATTAGTATAAGTGCTATTGAAGGACTAGGTTTATTCACGGAGTCCTTTGTAAAAAAAGGAACTAACTTTGGAGTAAGCCATATGAAAATAAATGGCATGTTAATTCGTACTCCCCTAGGTGGATTTATAAATCATTCAGATACACCTAACTGTACCAAAAATAAATACTTTATGACAAACGCAAATGATATTAAAATTAAACATGATTATACTAAATATGATTTAGTTGCTTTAGAAGATATCAAAGAGGGAGAAGAGTTAACTATTAAGTATAGTTTTTATAATATAGAATAAATTATGAAAAAGAAAACTAAAAAATTTATATTAGAATTTTTAGAGTTTTGGCCTATAACTATAATGATACCCCTTATGCTTATTTCTGTTATACTCGGTGCTGCGTTAGGATGGGGAGGATAAAGTTGAATACCAAACAAATGAAAAAGATACGTAATAAAGCACGGGCTATTATGGTTGAGTGGATTAAAGAAGTAATTAAAAAGGAAGACCATACTAAAGTTAATCGTAGTAATCTTGAAAAGCTAATTGAGACTAGTAGTTATTATTGGAGTGGTGGTACATTAAAGTTACAGCCTTGGTCGTATAGATGGGTTGTTAAAAAATTAAAGAAAAATCCTCATTGGACTTTAAAAGATATTAAACAAAGTCTTGCACCATCCGAAGAAGCACAACGAAGAGAACGTATGGCAAAAGAAGGACCTGTAGCATTTTAAGTTTTGGTCGATGAAGAAGTTGCACCAAAAAAAAAGGCACCCGTAAAGGTGCCTTAGTGTTGCCTAGTGGGGGGAGTTAATAGCTCCCCTTTTTTATTTTGTATTATGGTTTAGGTGGAGTGTAATTATCACCTTTTAGAAGTTCATGTTTACTTTCTTCTTTATCTTTATTAATATTTAATTTCTCAAACATTTTAGTGAACCAATCTTTAACTGGCATACCTTGAGTTTCATCATCTATATCCCAAGTTTTTTTCCCAACTTCATTCCAGTATTGTAGTTCATCATATAATTCATCAACATTTAATCCTTTTAATCTATTAGTTTCAAATGTTCTATCCTTATCACTACCACTTTGATACTTTAATCCTCCTGTTGGATCACCAAATAGCATAAGATTAATTTCACCTGATAATCTTTCTTTAAATTTGTTATTAAAGTCATGACCTTCTTGCCATGCTTTATATTTCTCGTCAATAGTATCTGGTGGTGCTTGTATATCTTTATTCTGATTAGGTGAAGTTATATCTACATTACCTTCAGTATTTAAAGTACTAGTTAACTTTTTTTGACCTAGTACATTTTTAGTTTGTGTATTTATATCTGCCATTTTATTTAAGTTCTCCGTTTGATTTATTATTGAAACTCTTTTGTTATATATATTTGTAAGTTTATTAGCATATTCTTTATCAACAAAATTATAACTACCTTGCAATAATTTAATTTGATTCTCTATAGATTCACCAGATATTATAGCATCTTTTAATTTTATATATCTTTTATTATTATTAATTAAATTAAAAAAATCTATTATATTATCTTCTATACTATCATATACTTTTACAGGTGCTGGTGGGTTACCTTTGGACATTATATGATCTTCAGTTTTTAAATCACCTGCATGTCTACCCATATAGTTATTAGCTTTTTTTGCAGTTGGTGCATTCTTAAAATCACCATAATCACTTTCCAAAGATGCAATAGTTGTAACCAAAGAAGGATCTACCATTCTCTCAAATGATCCTTCTGGATAAGTACTTTGTACTTCAATTACTTTATTGTAAAATAACTTTGGGAAATTATCTGCTGCCATAATATTAAAATGTATTAGTAAAAAAATTATTAATAATATATATTTCATAATATATCATTTCTTGACTATACCCCAGGAATTACTATCAAGAGTTTTATAATCATAATCATATCTTCCTGTTTCATCTTCAGCAGTAATCCATTTAGATGTACTTTCAACTGACCATGTCTTAGTATTAACTAATCTGTCAATCAAATGTTCATTAGGATCTGCAGCTAATGAGGGGTCAAATACTCTTAGCCTATTGTTGGGTTGTATTGCGTAGTTGCCATCATCTAATTCTATTACATGACCACACTTATGCTGGTCAGGTTTTTGTGCATAACCAAAATCTAATTCATTGTAATCACCTGAACACCAATCTAATGTAAATAAATAAGTACCTTCTCTATGTATCTTACGTCTTGAAAAATATTGTACTTTATTACCTGATAGATTATAAAATTTAGTTACTGCTATATTATAGCTAAATGAATTCCATAAACATAATTCATCTAAGGGTAATTCCTTTACATCTGGTTTAGTACAAAAGGCAGATATAGGTGCTCTCCACCATAGTCCACCATCTGTCATCATGTAGTGAAATAAAGGAACTTGTCCAGGTATACTGGCAACTCCAAATACTACACATTCAAAATATTTATCGTGTGAATCTTTTTGATCTCTTAAATAATTACCACGTACATAGCATTCAATGATAGGTATGTTAGCATTTAAGTACATAACAATATATTGAATAGAAATTAATTAGCTAAAGGATTAGATGTACTAATCTTAATTTCTTCTATTTGTACTTTTAATAATTGTATTTCTTTTTCATTAACCAGTATTTTAGTATGACCATGCTCGTGCTCGTGCTCATGTTCGTGGGATTCTAGTCCGTGTTTATGAGATTCTAGTTGTGCAACTTTTTCTTCTAGTACAGCAACTATTTGTGTATCTACTGTTTTAGATGCTTCTTCTAACGCATTAATTTTCTCTGTAAGTTCACCATATTTAGCAAACCCCCCACCAATAGCCACGATAGCTGCTATCAATGCAGCTATTCCTGCGAGTTGATCTTTTAAATTAAATTTACTTTTTTCTTTAACCATTTTTTAATATCTCCAATTCATATAATAG